GTCGCTTGCCGACAATGACCCGGAAGCAGTTGAAGATTTCCTGGAAGCCGCCAAGTCCCTGAAGGTCGGTAACACCACATTCGGTAAAAATACCAAGGCGGTGGACGACATTGACACCATCATCGCAGATCGGCTCGAAGACAACGAAGAGAAGGACAGGAAGAAAAAGAACCGTGACCGGATCGAACAGGATGCCGCCGATGACGCATCCTACGAAAAGGCGAAGTATGAGTTCCATTCTTTTGCGAGCCAGATCAATAGCAAAGGGTCGGTGGAGTATAAAGGGGAGTCCTACACTTCCCTTGCAGCATTCCGGGAAGCCTACCTCGATAAGATGGCATCCGACTACATGGACTCCAACCGGGCTTTACATGGACGCATCGCGCAATATGTGGGGGAAGAATGGAGTCCGATCACACGGGACGACACGGCAACCGCATATATCCTCCAACAATCCAGTGTTGGACGCATAAATCAGGACACCGATACGCTATTTACTGCAATCAGTAAATCTACCCTTGATGACATTGAAGTAGCAAATGAGGAGATGGCTCCTGAATCACTCCAGGAGATTCTTGCAATCCAGTCGCAATCACGGGTTCAACTGGCAGGTTTAGCCAAAGATATTGCAAGCGACCCGGACATCCAAGGATTGCCGACTACTGAACGGATTAAAGAAATCAACAAGCGATACAAGGAAGCTTCCGACAGGGTTATCCAGCAAACCAAAGAAAGCATTGAATCGCTGAAGGCTCGCAAACTGAAAGTGGTTGAAGACAAGCAAGAGGCAGCTACTCAACTCAAGCAAGAGAAGGATGCCGGGAAAGTGGTTTCCACAAAAGGAGTATTTGGCCGAACCCTCCCACCATTGGAAACCATTGACCGACTTACCCACAACCTTGCATTGCTTACCGAGGAACACCCGGACGCAGACAAGGAGAAAGCAATTGCAGAGATCAAGCGAGGGGAAGACCTGGACTTGTTTGTCAGGATTGCGAATGGGCAGGAAATAAAGGAACCTGGGAAAGTAAACGTATTTTACGGAGGAGTACGTTATGATTCTCCAGCAATTCCATACTCCGACGAGGAACGAAAACAAGCCTTGGACTACGTGATTCTGCGTAAAGCAATGGCCGGGGAGTTCACCAACCTAGAAGTCCTCCAGCAGCAACGTATCTCGAAGATCGGCGCACCATTTGACCCCAGGAAGCTCAACCCCAACATCCACTACATCCTCACCGAAAAAGAAATCGAAAGTGGTGCAGATGATCCGGTTGTCATCGAGAAAGCTGGCATTATCGGATATGACCCGGAAGACTTGGTTGAAGCCCAAAAGGAAACCTACAAGAAAATCCCGAACCTCTTTTAAATCATGGCCGAGAAACCAAGCATCCTCCTGGACTCCATTGTAGCCCCCTTCCGTGGAGTGGAAGGATTTGTGCAATCCACCTACGGGCTGGCGGATTACATCGCCGGGGACATCCTCCCTGATTACGACGAGCGATTCCTTGGGCGGAGTGAAACCTTGCCGGGTTCCTTAATCGAAGGAACGACCCAATTTCTTACCGGATTCATTCCGCTGGTCGGGGTTGCTGGAAAAGCCGGGAAGCTTGGACAAGTCGGGAAGGCTCTTGCCGGGACATCCAAAAAAGCCATCGCCGCAAGGTCGGCAATTGCCGGGGTCGGGGCAGACTTCATCGCATTCGATGAACATGAGGAGCGACTTTCCAACCTGATCCAACAATACCCTGAACTGCAAAACCCTTTCACCGAGTTCCTTGCCGCCGATGATGATGACACCGTGGTAGAGGGAAGGTTGAAGAATGTCATTGAAGGCATTGGCCTTGGGCTTGCCGCCAATGGATTGTTCCGGGCTTTCAAGGCATTCAAGGCGGGGAGTAAAGCCAAGACCCTTTCCCAAGACGCTGGTGCGATTGACGACGCAATGGCCAAGTCACTGGGGGACGAACCACTGGAAACCTTCGTGGAGATCAAAGACCCGGAAGACCTTGTGGACACAGGCGACGGTATCACGACCAAACCGACAGAACCGGAATTTACCGAAGCACCTCTACTGGGTGCAAAACGCAATCCAGTAATTAACATTGATATTAAAGGTCAAGACTGGGACTCACTACGCGATGAACGCAACGCATTAGAAAAAGAGTTGGGCGATCTTGAGGATCAAATGTTTCAGTACCGCTTTTATGAAGACGGCGACAAAACTATGACCAATGCCCCCGCCGACCTTTTGGATGAGATTGCAGCCAAACAAGATCGGCTTTCTGGGATTGAGCTTGAAATGTTTAGGCAGCAAGTTTCCGGAGAGGATTTAGAGTGGCTGATTCAGGAGTTTAATAAGTTGGCCGCAGGAACTGACGCAGAAAACAAAATCCGAACGGCAATCCTTTTTGATGGGATTCAGAAACGAGAGATGGGGGATGAATTTATTGCGAAAATTAAAGATGATATTGGCGATGACCCTAATGCGCTTGAGGTAATTGAATCAAAATTTAAAAACGCAAAAAAGACTTTGGATGAATTGGCGCAACCCAAGTCACAACCCAAAGAGCCAACAAAAGCATTGCCTACAGAACCGGAAGCCAAAGTGGAGACTGAACCCGAGGTCAAACCAAAGGACGAGCCGGAAGAGTTTGAAATTTCCGAGGAGAACATGGTCAACCGTACGGAGAACGATGTGGATGACGAACTCCGGGAGATGATGCAGGATCTCAAGCAATCCCTAAAGGAAGACAAGGCGAGCCTCCTGATTGGCAAGGTTGTCCGGCAATTGAAGTCCGGGGACACCAAAGGGGCTTACGATTACCTTTCTGCTGTGACCTCCGCCATCAAAGAACACGTTCATTCCGTCAGCGGCACAAGTGACAGGATGGACGAAGAACAACTCCTCAAAGTGATGGAGATCATGCCTTCCACAGTTAGGAAGAGGATGTATGGCTCGACGGCACTACGGAAGGACATTGTGGCTACTGAAGATGCAGCCGTTCGCACAGTTGCGTACAAGCACGTCATGGAGGGCATCAAGGAGAACCTTGTGCAATCGGTAAAGGAGTACCGGAAACTCAACTCCAGTCAGAACCGTGCCGTAGTTGCCAAGGACTTGGAATCATTGGCGGAGTTCCAATCATTGTATTCCGCCCTTGGAGCAATGTTTAGTAAAGGAATGCGGAAGCGGAAGGTGCTTCTTTCGGCGGATGCCGTCGCCAAAAGGAAGAAGTCAACGAACATCCTGGACGAGATTGCCGCCGCCAAGGCAGAAGACCAAGTCGGTATCGCCGACGACTACCTCCGGGGAAAGAAAGACAAGCTTATCGACGAAGCCATCAATATCATCGAAGAAGGCGGATCCACGGACGAGGTATTGCTGAAACTTGGAATCCTGGCAGAAAGCACCAATGGCGGGAAGTTCGCCATGTTCCTGGAGTATTATATCAACAACCTCCTCTTCGGGTTGCCGAGCCAAATGGCCAATATCCTGGGCAACCTTCTGACGACTGGACTCCTGACATTTGAACGGACGGCGGGACATCTAGTGACAGGGGACATCGCAAAGGCGAAGTTGGCATTGTCGGCAGCATTGGACTTAGAAACATTCTGGGCAGTCGAGAGAAAGTGGGCAAGACGAGCGTGGAAAGAAGATGAATCCTTCCTGATCCCTGGACATAGGGCTTTTCAGGAAGGGGACAGTTTTAACGCCATCACCCCGGAGAAGCTTGGGGCACAATTCCCTAAGCTCCAGGCCGAAGAAGGTTCCGGTCTTTACACGGCACTCAATCTCATCGGGCACGCCATCCGACTGCCAAGCCGTGGGCTGAACACAATGGATGAATTTTTCAAGCAGGTCAACGCACGCCGGGAAGCCATGTATCGCTTCGGGGTACAGGCAATGGACAAAGGGATCACCGACCCGAAAGAGTTGTCGAAGTACATCCAGGAGAACATGACCAAACTGGTAACGGAATCCGGGGAATTGCATAGTCCGAAATCCATCATTGCCGAGGGTACACGATTGGCAGACGCAAATGGACTGAAGGAAGATGAGAAGGTAAAATTCATCCAGGACTACTTTGAAAAGAACTACGACCCCAACGCCGGGGAGGTTGCCAAGTTCGCCGCTGAAACCGCAAAGGAAGCGACCTTTACCAACGACATTGGAGGGTTCGGACGGGGTATCACGCAGATGGTCAATGAAGTACCGGCCCTTAGTCTCATCATCCCATTTATCCGCACGCCACTGAATATCATGAAGTTCTCGTTGAAACGTGCTTTGCCCGAGTTCAACGTCACCAAGTACCCCGCACTTTTCGATTCCCAGAAACGCATGGAGTTGGAGGTGTTCAGTAGCAACCCGACCATTGCCGCCGATGCCAAAGGTAGGATTGTCACCACCGCAACGGCCACCGGGATCATGCTTTCCCAAATGTTTGCAAACACCGACCGCATTTCCGGCGGTGGCCCGGTAGACCCGAAACGCAAGAAGGCACTCGAAGATACCGGATGGCGACCTTACTCCATCAAAATCGGGGACACCTGGGTCAGTTACCAACGGCTCGACCCCTTTGCCACGATCATCGGTGTCCTGGCCGACATCAAAGACGCACGCATCGAGTCCAATTATGACGTTGCCGACGAACAGATCGACATGCTGGTCAGCACCGTCATCTCCACCCTGTCCCGGAACGTCACCAACAAATCCTACCTCTCCGGGGTGGAAATGTTTATCGACGCAATGGGAGACACTTCCGGCAACCAAGCACGCCGCCTTGTCGGGAATATAGCAGCCGGCTCATTGCCTTTCTCTGGGTTTGCCAAGCATAGCCAAGCCATCGTGGGGGACAGGGAGGCCAAGGAAATCCGATCCATTGCGGATCGAGTTCTGAATGTCATCCCAGGGGTTGGAAAGCTCGACGTAAAGCGGAACATCCTGGGGGAAGCACAAATCACCCAAGGCTTGCCAGTCCTTCAAGCAGTCAGTCCTATTGGATACTCCACCGAAAAGGGCGACAAGGTCTTCGAGGAAATCGCCAGTCTCAACCACGCCTTCCGCCAACCGGATCCATCCTACCAGGGACTTATCAACCTCCTGGAGTATCGGACGGAAAGTGGACAGACCGCACATGACCGACGGCTCGAACTGACCGGGGAGGTAAAGATCGGGGGACGCACGCTCCGCCAAGCCCTCGAAAAACTTATCTCCAGCCGGAACTACCAACGTCTAGACCCTAGGAGTGAACCGGGACTGCGTTCACCTCGGGTCACGGAAATCAACAAGCTTCTTCAAAAGTACCGGTCCAAAGCACTTGGCCAGACTCTCCGTGAGTTCCCGGAACTTGCCCGATACCACAAAGACTTTACCCGTGCCAAGCGTAACCTACGCCAAGGGCAGAACATGGACCAACTTTTACAAACCCTTAACTTCTAAAGACCATGCCTTCAGGAAACACATTCGTTGAATATACCGCCACAACCGGGGCGACTGAATTTCAATACACCTTCCCGACACTGAACCTTGACCATGTCATTGCCAATGTCGATGGGGCAGAAACCGATCAGAATAGCGGAAGTGGACACACCTTCACGATCAGCGAAACGCCAACAAAAAGGGTTATCTTCGACACAGCCCCAGGTAACGGCAAGACGGTCAGGATCTACCGGAACACAATGGGTTTGGACAATGACAGTACCGACCCCTTGGTGGACTTTGTGGACGGCTCGATCATTACAGCCGACAACCTGGATGATGCCGTGCGGCAATCGCTTTACATCGCACAGGAAAAAGCCGACTTCCAGACCGATCTTGCCGATGCCGCAAACGGGGCAGTCCTGGTCTACAACAGCACGACAAGCAAATGGGAAGTCCTTCCACTCAACCTCCAATACGACTCGACCAACGGAACATTCGGATTCGGCGGGACTCCTGCAACCGATTACGCCCATAAGTTTATCGGGGACTTTCTTGTCCGGCAAGATGGAACCAGTAACGGTGCAGTCCTCACTATCGAAAACACGGATGCCAGCAACACGGATGCAGTCCTGATCCTGGCATCATACAGTCCGGTTGTGCAATTCTACGACACCAATGGTTCAACCGATAAAAAGTATTTCAACATTCAGCACCAAGACGGAACGATCACCTTCCAACCCTTGACCGATGCAGGGGCTGACAAATCGACAATCCCTCTAAAACTCGTCGAGGACGGCGGGGTACTCATGCCCGACATCCCGACCTCCGACCCAAGTGTCACCGGGGAAATTTGGTCATCCGGCGGCAAATTGACCTTGAGCGGGGGTCGCCCGTCGCCTGTGTATGATTCCGGGTGGGTCACGGCATGGGGAGGCACTACGATTGCGGCCAATGCAAATGGTACAGTCACTATGTCGGCCACTGTGGACGGGTTCTTTCCATTCCACAATATCCATGTGTACCTCAAGCGCACCAACACTTACTACCCATTGCCGACATCCCCAAATGAATGGGACGGCAACAGTATTGGTCTCCAGGTCATCTATGATACCTCCACTAAAGGTTTGACGATTTACTTCCAAGACCGTCCATTTACCTACGAGTCTGCTGCGGGAGTAGATACTGCATCAACTTGGAGTTCTGGGACTGACCAGATCCGTGTAATTATCTCATAAATACCATGAGCAAACCATCCCAAAAAGAACTCGAAGGCTTACAAGGGCAACTCGCCAAAGTCCTGTCCGATGCCATTGCCGACATGCGTACCTCCGGCGAGTACAACAGTGGAGTACTTGGGGTCGCACGGCAATTGCTCAAAGACAATGCCATTGTCACTGTGGCCGACCAGGGCAACCCACTCCAAGACCTCGCCAAAATCCTTCCCTTCGACGAGAAGAAAGTCGCATCCAACCAGTAGGACATGTCCGACGAGAACAATGACGAGGGACAGGAAGCCGCTATCGAGAAGGTCAACGACTTCCGCAACATCCTTTGGCTTGCGTGGAGACACCTTTCGCTCCCTCCGCCTACCCCTATCCAGTATGACATTGCGACCTATTTGCAAAATGCCGGACGACGGGAAATCATCCAAGGCTTCCGTGGGGTAGGAAAATCTTGGATCGCGTCCATTTACGTCATCTGGAGGCTTTACCTCGACCCAACCCTGAACATCCTGGTTGTATCCGCATCCAAGGTGCGTGCCGACGACTTTAGTACCTTCACGCTCCGGGTCATTAACGAAATCCCCCTATTCCAGCACCTACGCCCTGGCCCTGACCAAAGATGTTCCAAGCTCGCCTTTGACGTTGGGCCAGCCCCCGCTGCCCATGCACCATCCGTCAAGTCCCTTGGCATCACCTCACAATTAACCGGATCACGGGCAGACGTAATCGTCGCCG